TTACACCGCGCCCAGATCGACCCCGAGCTGTTGGCATAAGGCGTCGAGCCAGCGGGCGAGGGCGGCTTCGGAGGCAAAGCAGGGGAGCTTGCCCGCGGGCGGATGCAGCACGGCGTTGAGCGCTTCCCCGTCCGCCTGCCGCTCCATGCGGGAGATGGGCATGTCGAGATAAAAATGCTCGTGCCGGATGTGGCGCAGCTCATGCTCCAGCGTCGCCTGCTGGCGGGCCGGGGAGAGGCGGGAGTTGATGTAGATGTCAAAGCTGCCGTCGTCGTTCGGGAGCGTCACCCCCTCCACCTTCACCGGCAGAGGGATGAGACGCACATGCGTGTCAGTCATGCTGGCGGATCGCCTCGATGATCCTGACCGCCTGACGCACGTCCTCGGGCGAGGCGTCCTTGGCAAGCTTAAAGAGCATGCGCATATCCTCGCGCTCGCGCAGGGAGGTCAGCAGCGCCTCCAGCTCCGCCTCGCGGACCGGGTCGAGCGCGGGCTCATCCGTCTCGCCGAGCAGATACTCCGGCGTGGTGCCGAGAATGCGCGCCACCGCCCGAAGCTGCGCGTCGCTGGGCTTGGACTTCTGCTGCTTCCAGTCCTGGCAGAGCGTGGGACTGCGCCCGAGAGACTGGGCAATAAAGGTCTTGGTGATGCCGCGGGATACACGCAGCGCTTCAAATCTGTCATATTGGAACAAATCTCTCACCTCGTTCTTGTGCAGGTTTGACAAATCTTAAAAAAGCCCGAAACTACCCTTGAGAATCTTGAGAAAATAGGATATACTGCAAGCGAATCGCAAAGAAATGGGATCCGGTCTTGCAGTTCTTCATTTTATGCCTTGGGCGAAAAAATGTCAAGACTTTGGTCTTAAATATCTGAGAGGTGAGTGCGTGACAGAGATCAAGGACGATCCGATCGTGCGCTGCATGGAGCGCTGCGGGTATCCGCCCTGGATGCTCCGGGGCGGGGCCGACTACGAGAAGCAGGATGATTCCTGCGGAGAGGACGAAAATGGGAACCTATAAAAAGCTTGGCTGGGAGGCCGCGGATGTGCGCTGCCCCTTCTATGTTTCGGACGACAGAGACGAACGCAGCATCTGCTGCGAGGGCTACGAAAAAGGCGTGGACACGATCAGCCGCTTTCGGAATCTGATGCTCCGGGAGCGGCACATGGGCAACTACTGCGTGGGCAAGTTTGAAAAATGCCCGGTTTACCGCTGCACCTACGGGTGCAGGTATGCGGACTGATGCGCGACTGGACGGAGCTTCGCCGCGCCTTCGTCGAAGAGGGGGAGAGTTTGGAGGCGCTGTCGCGGCGCTGGGACATCCCCTACAGCACGCTGAAAAACCGGGCGGTGAAGGAGGGCTGGGAGCCGGAGGCGCGCCCCGCCCCCGGGGCGGCGCAGACGGACTTTGAACGCGTGGCCGGAAAGCTCCTGCGGCTCATCGAGGACGGGCTTGACGGGGATCGGGCTTTCGACTTCAAGGAGGTCAAGACCCTGACCGGGGCGCTCAAGGAGCTGCAGAGCCTGGGGGAGAGCCGGAGCGCCGAGAACGGCAGCGGCGCGCTCACGGTGCGCTTTCTGGGGGAGACGGAGGAGATGAGCGAATAAAAAAGTGAAGAGTGAAAAGTGGAAAGGGAAGATATGGAGCGCCTGCGGCGCGGATCGAATTACGGACGGGGGTGAGAGGGCGTGGCTGAGCTGTGTCTGCCGAGGCCGAGCGAGAAGCAGAAGCTGTTTCTGACCGATCGGCACAAGTACGTCGGCTACGGCGGGGCCAGGGGCGGCGGCAAGAGCTGGGCCGTGCGCGTCAAGGCGGTGCTGCTGTGCCTTCGGTATCCGGGGATCAAGGTGATGATCGTGCGCAAGACCTACCCCGAGCTGCAGGAAAACCACATCGTGCCCCTGTGCGAGATGCTGGGCTGCTATCTGGACGAGAAGGAGCGGATCGCGAGCTACAACGACGCGAAAAAGCACATCGTCTTCCCAAACGGCAGCCGCATCCTCTTCCGCTATCTCGAAAACGAGAAGGACGCGATGCGCTTTCAGGGCACCGAGGTGGACGTGCTGTTCGTGGACGAGGCCACCCAGCAGACCGAGAGCCGCATGGAAAAGCTGCGCGCCTGCGTGCGCGGCACGAACGATTTCCCAAAGCGCATCTACTTTACCTGCAACCCCGGCGGCGAGGGCCATGCCTGGGTCAAGCGCCTGTTCATCGACCGGCATTTTCACGAGGGCGAGCAGCCGCAGGATCACAGCTTCATCCAGGCCCTCATCACCGACAACCGGGCGCTGATGGAGAAAAACCCGGACTACCGCAAGCAGCTTGAGAGCCTGCCGCCGAAGCTGCGCGACGCGTGGCTCTACGGCAACTGGGAGATCTTCGAGGGGCAGTTCTTCGAGGACTTCCGCATCGAGCCGGACATAAAAGCAGCCTTAGCCCACGGATGCACGCTCACACGCGAGGAGCTCAAGGAGCAGGGGCGCTGGTGCCATGTGATCGCCCCCTTTGATCTCGCGGCGGGCCCCCGGCGGGGCTGGAGCATCGTGCGAAGCTACGACTTCGGCTACGGCAAGCCCTTCTCCTGCGCCTGGTGGGCGGTGGATTACGAGGGGGTGGTCTACCGCGTCCTGGAGCTCTACGGCTGCACCGGGACGCCGAACGAGGGCCTGCGCTGGACGCCCGACCGGCAGTTTCAGGAGATCGCACGGATCGAAGGAGAACACCCCTGGCTCAAGGGGCGGCGCATCGAGGGCGTGGCCGACCCCGCCATCTGGGACGCAAGCCGGGGCGAGAGCGTGGCCGAGACCGCGGCGCGCTACGGGGTTTACTTCACGCCCGGCGACAACAAGCGCATCCCCGGCTGGATGCAGTGCCACTACCGCCTGCAGTTTGACGAGGAGGGCAGGGCGCGCATGTACGTGTTCGAGAACTGCCGGGCTTTTCTGCGCACGATCCCGCTTTTGCAGTTTTCAAAGAACGAGCCGGAGGATCTCAACACCGAGCAGGAGGATCACGTGGCCGACGAGTGGCGGTATCTGTGCATGTCGCGCCCGGTCTCGCCGCTCAGAGAAGTGAAGACGCGGGAGATTTTGGTGGACCCGCTGAGGAAGTGAGGAGTTTAGCTCCCTTTGGGAAAAGGGAGCTGAGATGCGAAGAAACGGAGGTTAAAAGAAACGTATGGACAAAGAGTTGGTTCTGCCGGTCGATGAAAAGCGGCTGGCGGAGTTTACGCGAATTTTGCAGAAGTACAAGGCGGGCAAGGCCAGCGTCGAGCGGCGCACGGTGGCGGCGGAAAACTGGTGGAAGCTCCGAAATTCCGCCGAGGAGCGAAAAAGCCACGAGCCCGACGGCGGCTTCCAGGCCGTGTCCGGGTGGCTGCACAACGTGATCGTCTCCAAGCACGCCGACGCGATGGACGCCTTTCCCGAGCCGAACATCCTGCCGCGCGAGCCGGACGACCGCCCGGAGGCGCGCATCCTCTCCAAGATCCTGCCCGTGATCCTGGAGCAGAACGCCTTTGAGAAGACCTACTCCGACGGGATGTGGCAGAAGCTCAAGACCGGCACGGGCGTGTACCGCGTGGGCTGGGAGCCGGAGAAGGCGGGCGGCCTCGGGGATATCACGATCGAGCGGGTCGATCTCTTAAACGTGTTCTGGGAGCCCGGCGTGCGGGATATCCAGGACAGCGCCTGTTTCTTCCACACAAGGCTCGAGGACAACGGGAGACTCGCGTCCCAGTATCCCCAGCTTGCCGGAAAGCTCAAGGCCATGAGCTTTGCCCCGACGCGCTTTCTCTATGACGACAGCGTGGGCGTCGACGGGAAAAGCACCGTCATCGACGTGTACTACAAGAAAAAGATCGACGGGCGGGACGTGCTGCACTACTGCAAGTACGTCGGACAGACGATCCTGTATTCCACCGAGAACATGGAGGCCATGCTGACAGATCAGGGTGAGGAGCCGGTCTCGCGCGGCCTGTATGAGCACGGGCGCTACCCCTTCGTGTTCGACAGCCTCTTCCCCGTGGAGGGAAGCCCCTGCGGCTACGGCTTCATCGACCTCTGCCGCAACGCCCAGACCCAGATCGACATGCTGCAGACCGCCTTTCTCAAAAACACCATGGTGGGCGCGGTGCCCCGCTACTTCCAGCGCGCGGACGGCGCGGTGAACGAGGAGGAGTTTTTGAACCTCGCAAATCCCATCGTGCACGTCTCCGGCAATCTCGGGGAGGAGAGCCTGCGCATCGTGGACTACCGCCCTCTCAGCGGCAACTATCTCGAGATGCGCGCAAGCGTCATCAACGAACTGCGGGAGACCTCCGGCAATACGGAGACCTCGGCCGGGCTTGCCAACGCCGGCGTCACCGCCGCCTCCGCGATCGCCGCCCTGCAGGAGGCCAGCGGCAAGGGCAGCCGCGACGCCACCCGCGCGAGCTACCGCGCCTACGCCGAGATGATAGAGCTCTGCATCGAGCTTATACGCCAGTTTTACGATCTGCCGCGCCAGTTTCGCATCACGGGCGGGCTGGGGCTTGAGCGCTTCGTGAGCTACGATAACCGCGGCCTGCGCCCCCAGGCGCTCTACGGCCCGGAGGGTATGGAGCTGGGGCTTCGCCGCCCGGTCTTCGACATCCGGGTCATCCCGCAGAAAAACAGCGCCTACACCCGCATGAGCCAGAACGAGCTGGCATTGCAGTTTTACCAGCTCGGCTTCTTCTCCGCCGAGCGCAGCGACCAGGCCCTCGCCTGCATGAGCATGATGGAGTTTGAGGGCAAGGACGAGCTGATGCAGCAGCTTTTCTATAACGGCAATATCCAGAAGGAGCTGGCGCTGTACCAGCAGTACGCCCTGGCCATGACGCAGAAATACGAGCCGGAGCGGGCGGCGGCGCTGATGGCGGGCATCACGGGCAGAGCCGCGGCGAAAAAGGCCGCCCCGAAGGCCGCGGCGCAGAAAAGAAGCGGCGGCGAGGGCACGCATATGGAGCGGGCCAGGGCAAGGGCGGCGGGCGCGTCCCAGCCGGGAGGCGCACGATGACGCGCGTTTTGTACGACAGGGCGGGCCTGCGCCTGGAGATGGAGGGTCACGCCGGGGCGGGCGAGAAGGGCGCGGATCCGGTGTGCGCGGCGCTCAGCATGCTGATGATGACCCTTGAGCGGCGCATGCAGGAGCGCGCGGAGATGACCATGCCCGCCGTGCAGCGGGGGCCGGGGCGCTTCATGATCGCCTGCCGGCCCGAGGAGGACTGCGAAGCCCTCTGCCGCGAGAGCTTCGACACGGTGGCCGCGGGACTTGCGCTGCTCGCGGAAAACAGGGCGGAGAACGTGTCCTTCCGGCTCACCGGCGAGGACATGGAAGAGGAGGACGAGCAATGATCCCGGATGAAAAAGCAAGAACGGACTACAGCGACACCATGGAGGCGCTGCGGCAGGCGGAGAGCGCCCTGCCGGATTTCAGCACCAGCTACGACGGGGAGATCAGGCGGCTCTACGAGCAGATCGTGAACCGGCCGGCCTTTCGCTATGACCCGCTGGACGATCCCCTGTATCAGAGCTACCGCGATCAGGCGGTCAGCGAGGGCGGGCGCGCCATGCGCGATACCGTGGGTCAGGCCGCGGCCCTCACGGGCGGCTACGGCTCAAGCTATGCCCAGAGCGTGGGCCAGCAGCAGTATGGGCTGTACCTGCAGAAGCTCGGCCAGATGATGCCGGAGCTTTACGAGGCGGCCTATGAGCGCTACCGCGACGAGGGCGCGGATCTGCAGGGGCAGTTCTCGATGGCCAAGGGCCTTGCCGACAGCGAGTACGGCAGGAAGAGCGAGCGCTTCAAGCTGGCCTCGTCGCTTGAGCAGCAGCAGTACGAGCGCGGCGAGAAGAGCTGGCAGAAGCTCACAAGCCTCATCTCCCAGAGCGGCTATCAGCCGAGCGACGCGGAGCTCAGCGCCGCGGGGATGAACCGCGCCCAGGCCGAGGCCCTGCGCAATGACTACCTGCAATCTAACCCCATCGCCCTGATGCTCTCGGGCGCGTGGCCCCTCAGCGGCGGCGGGGACGGCGGAGGCTACGCCTACAGCGGCGGCGGCAGCGCAGGCAGCACCGCCGGTACAAAGGAGCAGGCCAAGCTTGACGCCTACAAGGCCAGCGCAAGCAATACCGACAAGCGCCGCAGGCTGTAATTCACCCTTTCCCGGTGGAAGCACCGGTTCCCCGCTGCAGAGGGGATAAAATTCGATTGCGAGACGATGTTTCACAATCGAGATGCGAAATGTGTACGCATTCAAAGAAAGGAGACAAACAATGAACAAGGAAAAGAGACCGGAGGAAGAGCCGGTCACGGGCGCGGAAAACGCCGTTTCGGAGGAGACGGCGCCTGTCGACGCCGGACAGGAGCAGGAGAAGGCGCGGCTGAGCTGGGAGGAGATCCTCATGGATCCGGAGTACAAAAGCCGCTATGACGCGGCGGTGCAGGGCATCGTGAAGGCGCGGCTCAAAAACAGGGCCCAGGCCGAGGAGAAGCTTCAAAGACTCGCCCCGGTGCTCGAGGCGCTGGAGGAGGGCTACGGCCTCACGGAGGAGAGCGACGCGGCAGACCTTGCGGTGATGCTGCGCGAGAGCGCGATGCTCCGCCGCCCCAGCGGGGAGCAGATCGCCGAGCATCTGCGCGCCCTCGCCGCCGAGGCGGAGAGACTGCAGGAGAGCGTGCCGGACTTCGATCTGCTGCAGGAGCTGGAGGATCCGACGTTTCTGCGCCTGACGGCGCCCCACAGCGGCGTGAGCCTTGCCGACGCCTACTACGCCCGGCACCGCGCCGAGCGGGAGCGGGAGACGGCGCGGCGCAGTCTCGAGGCGGTGAGCCGCAGCCTCCTGAGCGGCGGGGCAAGACCCAGAGAGCTGCGCGAGACGACCGCGGGCGCGCGCTTTTACCCCAACCCCACGCAGATGAGCCGCGCCGAGCGCGAGGCCCTGAAAAAGCGCATCCTCGAGGCCAAGGCCCAGGGACGGAAAATCGGCCCGGGAGAGTGAGAGAGAAAGTGAAAAGTGAAGTTATGGAGTCGCTGCGCGGACTCCATGGCATGCACACCGCACGGAATTTGAAAGGAGACTCCCTCAGTCAGCCTGACGGCTGACAGCTCCCTCAGGGAGGGAGCCAAATTTGAAAGGAGATTATACAGACAACATGATGGACAACATGACTTTTGATCTTCAGCATTTTGCGGACGCCGGTACGCTGGTCAATGCCACCGGCAATTTCGTCAACGCCGACACCGGCGCCACTACCGCCTTTGACAATGCCCACAGCCTCACGGCAGAACTCAAGGCCTTCTATGACACGGAGCTGCTGGAAAACGCCAGAACCGAGCTTTTCTATGCCCAGTTTGCCAAGCGCCAGCCCCTGCCCGCAAATCACCACGGCGTCGTGGAGTGGCGCAAGTGGAACACCTTCGACAAGGCGGCCAAGCTCACCGAGGGCGTGATCCCCACGGGTCAGAAGTTCGGCGTCACCGCCGTGACCGGCAGCGTCGACCAGTACGGCACCTATACCGCCATCACCGACAAGCTGGAGCTGCGCGCCTATGACGACGTGATCCTCGGCGCGACCGAGGAGATGGGCGCCTCCGCCGCCGAGACCCAGGAGGCCCTGATCCGCGACGCCCTGTACACCAACACCAACGTCCTCTACTGCGACAAGATCAAGCGCGCCGACGGCAGCGTCGCGGCAACGCCCACCCAGCAGAGCGGTCTTGCCGAGGACGCCACCTATCACTGCCACCTCACGGCCGAGATGGTGAACAAGGCCGTCACCGTGATGAAGAAGAACCGCGTGCCCCGCATCGGCGGCAAGTACTACGCGGTCATCCATCCCTCGGTGGCCCACGACCTGCGCGCCGACGCCGGCTGGATCGAGGCCCACAAGTACGCTTCTCCCGAGCAGATCTTCAACGGCGAGATCGGCGAACTGCACGGCGTGCGCTTCATCGAGAACGTCTTCGCACCCGTCATCAAGGGCGCAAACGACACCATCGCCGTCTACGCCACCTATTTCTTCGGCAAGGACTCCTTCGGCATCATCGACCCCGAGGGCGGCGCGCTCGAAATGATCATCCATGACAAGGGCGAGATCGGCGGCCCCCTCAACCAGTTCAGCACCATCGGTTATAAGTTCGAGACCAACGGCGCGACCATCCTCTACCCCGAGCGCCTGCTGCGCGTGATGAGCACCTCGAGCTTCTCCGGCACGGACGTCACCAATGTGACCCCCATCAACTAAAGGAGGGACAGACAATGGATAACAAGAGAGTCGAAGTTTTCATCCCCAGGGGCGCCGATCGCGAGGATCCCAATCTCTTCGTGGGCATCAACGGCGTCAACTACCTGCTGCCCCGCGGCAAGAAGTCCGTGGTGCCCAAGGCCGTGGCCGACGAGATCGCCAGAAGCGAGCTTGCCGCCGACCAGTTCTACGCGAGCGTGGACGGCCTGAAGCAGAGCGTGTAAGGAAAAGCGGGGGCCGGCTCCCGCCTGCGGGGGTCGGCTGCCCGCAAGGGCAATGGGGGAGGACCCCTTCCACCGCTGAAGCGGTCCCCCTCCCCCAGTCGCCGCTGCGCGGCTGGGGGAGGCAAGAGAAGGTGGAGCCTATAAGGAAGGTGACCCCCTCAGTCGCTGCGCGACAGCTCCCCCATAGGGGGAGCCTATAAGGAAGGTGATTGAAATAAAAGCAATGGACATGATCGAGCGGCTGGATCTGCTGGAGCCGAACGACTATTCGCCGGAACAGAAGCTCCGCTGGCTCCGGTCGCTGGACGGAAAAATCTACCGCGAGGTCATCAAGACCCATGAGGACGTGTGGCAGCCCTTCCCCGAGGAATATACCAGCGGCGAGGAGACGCTGCTTGTGGGAGAGCCCTACGGCGAGGATCTGTATTACTACTATCTCCAGGCCATGGTCGCCGCCGAGAACGGGGAGACCCAGCGCTACAACAAGCGCATGACCCTCTTCAACAGCGCCTGGCAGGGCTGGGTGAACTGGTATAACCGCAGCCACAGGCCCCACGGGCAGGGCGGCTTCCGGTTTTAGGAGGGATACGATGGCGCTTTTGCCAAAGCTGGATTATGAATACAACGAGCGGGCCGTGACGGACGTGTTCGCGGGCTATCGCCACCGGGAGCGTATCGGCGAGGGGGAGTTCTACAACACCCGCAACCTCACCAGCGCCTGCTACCCGCTGCTGGCCAACCGGAAAAAGCGCGGGCGCGTGCGCACCATGAGGGATCCGGGGGGCCTGCTTGCCAAGGAGAAGCTTGCCTGGGCGGAGGACGGCGCGCTCTGGTACGACGGGGAGAAGACGGCGCTGCGGGATCTTACGCCGGGGAAAAAGCAGCTCGTGAGCATGGGCGCGACGATCATCGTCTTCCCGGACAAGAAATACTATAACACCGCCGATCCCGCGGACTTCGGAAGCCTTGAAGCCGACTACAGCTCCGCCGGCGGCGTGGAATACAGCCTCTGCCGCGAGGACGGAACGGAATACGCGAGACCCTCCGTGTCCGAGACCGCGCCGGAACTGCCGGCGGACGGCGCGCTCTGGATCGACACGTCCAAATCGAGCCGCCTGCTGCGCCAGTGGAGCGCGGCGCTCGGCGAGTGGAGCGAGATCCCCTCCGTCTTTACAAAGCTGAGCTTCATCTCCTCCGGGGAGCTGCCGGAGCTGTTTGAAAAGTACGACGGCGTCACCGTCTCCGGCGCGGCGGTCGAGGACTTAAACGGCGACCATGTGATCTACGCCATCGGCGGCGGGGACGGCGCGCGCGACTACATCGTGGTGCCGGGCCTTCTGGAGCGAAGCCTTACCCAGACCGACGGCACGGTCAGGCTCTCGCGCCGGGTGCCGGAGATGGATTTCGTCATCGAATGCAAAAACCGCCTCTGGGGCTGCCGCTACGGCGTGAGAGAGGGGCAGAACGTCAACGAGATCTACTGCAGCGCCCTCGGCGACTTTAAGAACTGGCGGCAGTATATGGGCCTTTCGACCGACAGCTGGACAGCCTCGGTCGGCTCGGACGGCCCCTGGACGGGCGCGGTGAACTACCTGGGCTATCCCATGTTCTTCAAGGAAAACCGCATCCACCGCGTGTCCGTCTCCTCCGTCGGGGCGCACCAGATCACCGAGACGGTCTGCCGCGGCGTGCAGGAGGGCTGCGCCGGGAGCCTGCAGGTGGTGGACGAGACGCTGCTGTACAAAAGCCGCGCGGATATCTGCGCCTACCAGGGCAGCTTTCCCGAGAGCATCAGCGACGCGCTGGGCGAGGAGCGCTACGGCGAGGCGACCGCCGGGGCGCTGGGGGAGCGCTACTACATCTCCATGAAGGATGAGCGGGGGGACTGGAGCCTCTTTGTCTACGACATCCGCCGCAATCTCTGGATGCGGGAGGACGAGCTGCATGCCGAGGCCTTCGCCGCGCTCCATAACGAGCTTTACTGTCTCACGGAAGACGCGCTGCTGGCCCTGAACGGGAGCGCGGGCGAGCCGGAGCCCTTCGTCCCCTGGGAGGCAGAGACAGGCATGCTCTACTACCAGTACCCCGACCGCAAATATCTCTCACGCTTCAACCTGCGCCTGACGATGGAGGAGGGGGCGCAGCTTGACGTGTACCTCATGTACGACTCCAGCGGCGAGTGGGTGCGCCAGGGCCGCATCAAAATGAAGGGGACGCGCACCGTCACCCTGCCCGTGCGCCCGCGCCGCTGCGACCATATGCGCATGAAGCTCAAGGGCCGGGGCGAGGTGCGGCTCTACTCCATCGCAAAAATCCTGACGATAGGGAGTGATGTGGGATGATCGACCTGCCGCCCATCCTCACGGGGGACGAGAGACAGCAGATCAAGCAGCTGCGGGACTACCTCATCCGGCTTGTCCGGCAGCTCAACGAGGAGGAAAAGCATGATTGAATTGTATGTGAGCGGGCAGACCCTGCGGATCTATACGCCCGTCATCGCGGCGGACAGCCTGAACTATCTGACGGCGCAGGCGTACTTTCTCGACGGCGGCTGGGACGGCTATACCCGCTGGGCACATTTCAAAAAAGGCGACGAGCTGGGCGCGGACGTCTACGACCTGCAGCTCGACGAAAACGACCGGATCACGGAGGACAAGGGCCTGAACCTCACCGCCGGGGAGTGGATCATCTATCTCACCGGCAGCCGGGACAACGCCAGGATCACCACCGCGCCGGTCATCGTGACGGTGAAGGAATCCGGCCTTGTGGACGCGCCGCTGCACGCCCTGCCCCTGACGGCGGCCGAGCAGATCGCAAACGACGCGGCGGCGGCGCTTGCCGCTGCCAGGGAGCTCAAGGCCATCGCGGCGGAGGGCGGCTTCAACGGCCGGGACGGCGCAAGCTTTGTGATCAAAGGTTTCTTTGACAGCGCCGCGGCGCTGGAGGCGGGCGTGACGCAGCCCGGGGCGGGCGAGGCCTACGGTGTCGGAAGCGCTGCCCCCTATGACATTTACATCTGGGACGCCGTCAACGGCGAGTGGAAGAATAACGGCAAGCTCCAGGGCGCAAAGGGCAGCACCGGCGACGCCGGGGCCACCTTCCGCCCCTGGGTGGACGCCGACGGCAACATCTCCTGGACCAACGACGGGGGCCTGCCGAACCCGGCCACACAGAATATCCGGGGCCCTGCGGGACAGGACGGCGCGCAGGGGCCTGCGGGCGCGAGCGCCTACGCGGCGGCGACAGAGGCGGGCTACCGCGGGACGGAGAACACCTTCAACGCAGCCCTCGCGGCGATGCCCTATCACAACGCGCGGCACCTGCCGGACGGCTCCGACCCGATCACGGTCAAGACCGGAAATCTCGAGGACGGGGCTGTGACCGCGGCAAAGATCGCTGCGGGCGCGGTGAGCGGCACCTGCTTTGCGGAACTGCGCGTCGACGGCTGGCAGGGCTACTCCGCGCCGTTTACCCAGACGCAGACGCTCAGCGCCCTGCGCGCCGCGGACACGCCCATCATGGACGTGATGCTCAGCGGCATCCTCTCCACGGACAGAAAACGCCTGGAGGAGTATGGCCACATCTACCGCGCCATTGCGGGCAACGGCACCTTGACCGTGTACGCGCTCAGCAAGCCCACGGTCTCGCTGCCGATCCGAATTTTTTGCGTGAGGAAGTGAGAGCATGGGAGAAGCTTATATTTGCAGGAGAGGCGGCGGCTCGGCGGATGTCGTGGTCAGCAGCTACGCGCTCATCTGCGCTGCCGTCCCGGAGGGGAGCAGCTGCAGCTGCATCAAGGGAGATCTGCGCTACTCGGTCGAGAAAGCGAGCAAGCTTGTGGCTTTCTCCGTTCCCGAGAGCGGAAGCTGGACGGTGACGATCAGCGACGGCAGCAAATCCAGCAGCGGCACGGTGAACGTGAATTTTCTCGGCGAGGTCAAAACGATACAGCTGAGCTATGCCGAGCCGCCGTCGACCGGCGGAAGCGGCACGATCCTGTCCCCGCAGAGCGGCCTTGCAAGCGGATACTCCGTCAGCGGCAACGCCTCGATGAGCGGCAGCGCGATCCGGGAGAGCGGGAGCGGCGGCTTCTGGCTCAGTCCGGCGGTCAACCTGAGCGGGTATTCCACCCTGACGGTCACCGGCGTCGCCCGCGTCGTCAGCTACGGCTACAGCAGGATCTGCGTGGGCTCCAGCGCGGACAAGGTGTTCAACATCACGCAGACCCCGGAGCGCTTCGCGGAATGGACGGGGATGCCGAACGCCCAATACACCGTCTCGCTCAACGTCGCAGACCTGACCGGCAGCTACTACATCGGCTCGGCGTCCGTGGACAACAACCTGGAAATCACCTCGATCATGCTCTCATAAAGGAGGAATGCAGGGATGATGAATATGATAAGGGGAGAGGCTTTTCCCTTCAGCATCAGCTTTGACGGCGACGTCGAGACGCTGCGTGATTTTTCCCTGGAGCTTTCCCAGAGGGGGCGGATCAGCCTCAGAAAAAAGCGGGAGGACGCGGTGATGAGCGAGGACGGGCAGAGCGCCCTCATCACCTTCTCCGGGGAGGAGACGGCGAGGCTGAGCCCGTACGAGCCGGCCTTTGCCCAGGTACAGGCGGAGCTTCAGGACGGAGAAAAGCTGCACAGCGCGGTCGAGGAGATCAATATCGTCGATGTGCTGGGCGGAGAAGGAGGACGACATGGTCATTAAAATAGGCACGGGAAACGCGGGCGCGCAGAGCCTCCGCCTGGGCGACGCGGCGCGCACGGCAAGGTATGCCGCCGAAGCGAAGGCCGCGGCAGAGAAGGCGGAAAGAAGCGCCGGGATCGCCTCCGGCGCGTTGCAGGACACGGCCGACAATGCACGGCGCGCGGAGGCTGCGGCGGCAGCCTCCGTCCACCCGCCCGTACCCGGGACAGGCGGCACCTGGCTGATCTGGGATCAGGAAAACGGCGGATACGTCGACTCCGGCGAGAACTGCCGGGGCGAGAAGGGTGAAACAGGCGGCAGAGGAGAAAAGGGGGATAAAGGCGACGCCTTCAGCTACGCCGACTTTACCCCCGCCCAGCTTGAAGCGCTGAGAGGCCCGCAGGGAATCCAAGGTGAGACCGGCCCCGCAGGCCCCACCGGGGCGACGGGCGCACAAGGCCCGAAAGGTGATACAGGAGCCACAGGCCCACAGGGCGAGCAGGGCATCCAAGGCCCCAAAGGGGACAAAGGGGACACCGGAGAGACAGGGCCGCAGGGCGAGCAGGGGCCGAAAGGCGACACCGGCGCAACTGGCCCCAAAGGTGACAAGGGCGATAAGGGTGACAAGGGCGATACCGGTGCCACCGGCCCTGCGCCCGATCTGTCCGCCTATCGCACGGCAGCGGCGCAGGACGTGATTGACGAAGCGCAGAATGCGGAGATCGCTGACTTAAAGAGCGCTGTTTCTCAGTCATTTGAAAGTCCTTTAACAAAAATAGAGCTTACAAGCGGCAAATATATTCAGACGAATATCAACCCTCTTACTTTAAAAGAAAAGGTTTCCGCCACATACAGCAATGGTGGGTACGCCATAGTTGACTGTCAACCAGGGGACAAATTTACTATTAGCGGAACAGGCGGCAATGCTGGTGGGCTTTGGTGCTTCATTGATGAGACTAACCAAGTACTTACTAAATCAGGAAATGGTGCAATTGCTGACGGTCGAATTCTCATTGCACCTCCGGCTGCTGCTAAGCTTGTAATAAACACTTTGACCAACACCGCAAGTTATATTGGTGTGTTACCTCAAGTCAGCAAGCTTAATCGCCTTATTGAAGTTAGCCCGGATTATGCAGAATACGGTGGCATTAATAGCAGTGGGACTCCTGTAGACATTGATTTGCGAATTAGAACAGGATATTTGAAAGCTACCAATCTTCCGGTTACGATTAACATTCTTACTGGCTTTACTTTTAATTTGTACGTCTATGATGAAAACCTCAACCTTGTAAAGTTTGGTACTGGCAAAACCACTTATGAAATAAACGAATATTACTATTATCGTTTTGTTGCATTACCGAGTAGCGGATATGAGTATACCCCTCGCACATCCGAACTCAGTACGATTTTCCTGCATAGTTTTGACGGCTTCAAATGCTATTCGACCGGGCAAGATTTGCAGAGAATCAGAAATGCTGTTGAGGCAGAGAATTATCGTTTTTCATTGAATCGGAATTTGGTTGGCCTTGACAATATGGTGTGGGAATACCAGAACTGGGTTTTCCCGCAGGTCATTTCTTATAAAGGGGTAAGAGATGCCCTGTACTTCGGATTTACAAATGCGGATGGCTATAGCGGTGTCGCAAGATACGATTATAATACGGGCGAAGTAACAAAAACTCTGCTTAAACGGAATTATCACGCTGATGACCATAACCTCGTGTCGGTGCTCATGATGTCCAATCAGAAGCTCCTGTGCGTATACGCTGGAGGGCATAATGATGACCCATATATTTACGTTAGAATTTCCTGTTCCCGCGAATCAATTGAAACATTCGGCCCTGCTATCCAAATAGTATGTAAATCCGGTTTTACATCATATTCTCAAGTTTTTGAGTATGATAGTAAAATCTATATATTCTATCGGTCGGGGGACTCTGGTTGGTCATATCATATCAGTAATGACTTTGGCGAAACATGGTCTGATGAGGTTAAACTAATTCAAGGCGAACATAAATGTTACTGCCAGTTCACAGAAACCACCACGGCAGGGGTACTCAGGTGCTTGTGGTATCATAACCCTACAAATACTGACACGGCAATAAAAATGGCGTTTGTACATTTGGATGATATGTCGGTATATGATACAGATAACACAACTCTTATTGGCTATAGCAACATAGACCCCAGCACGCTTACCACTGTGATACCGATTCCTGACCCTAATAACGTTAATGTCAGAAACAGACTATTCAACGCCGCGGTTACACCTATTGCAGATACAAAGATTTTGTATTGTGTCTTTAATGTTAACGAGACCGGAGACGGCGTTTATTATGTCTACGACAATGGTATTTCAACCAAAATTGCAGATGCTGGATATGCGCTATGGGTTCCTAAAGCGCAATTAGGTGTAGCATGGATAGGCACTGACAAGATCGCTGTTGCTCGGTCGGCAAATAATAACGACATTATTGAGATATACAACTATATCAATGGCGTTGTAACGCTGGACAAACAGGTAGCCAGCAATAGTAGAGCTGATGACATTCGTACAGCGAGACCGATGATTGACAACCATCAACGAACGATGATTTATTTCCAGGGCTATTATAATCATGGTTCTTTTCAGGATTTCACAACGGATGCCTGTATTTACGATCTATAAAAGAACGCTTTAAGCCATGGAGGACATCATGGACGAAGACGACGAAAAGAGCCTTAGCGGACTGTTGACGGAGGACTGAGCTATGAGCACTGAAGAAATGATTCATGAGCTGCGGCGGCTTTATGAGCTGCACAAAGACGATCCGGTTTACACCGGAGATGTAAACTGGTCTGTGCTTTGCCACGATGTTGCCAATAGACTGGAGGAGCTAAACAAATGAGCATTTGGTACTGGATCGCCGCTGAGTTTAAGGCGCTCGGCTGGTACTGCGTTGCGCATGGGCCGGAGTTTTGGCTGGTTGCCCCAATCATAGGCGCGGCGGCGCTGGGGATTGCCATCGGATGGATTTGCTGGAGGGAGTAAACGATGAAGGGCGTTGACATTTCTCATTATCAAAACGGGCTGACGATCCGGCAGCTCAAGCAGGCCGGGTACGATTTCGCCATCATCAAGCTGACGGAGGGCATCAGCATCGTGGATAAGACCGCGTTCGGCTTCTACCGCGAGGCGTATGAGCTGGGCTTTCCGGTCGGGGGCTACTGCTATTCCCACGCTGTGACCGCGAAAGAGGCGGCAGCGGAGGCAGGGCATCTGCTGGACACACTCAACGGTTTCCCGATGCCGCTCGGTATCTATTTGGACGTTGAGGAGCCGAAGCAGCTCAGCCTGCCGCATGACGCGCTACTTGCTGTGCTGGACGCCTGGTGCGATGGGATCGCGCAGCACGGGTACCTGCCTGGCGTGTACGGTTCGGAGGGAAATCTCTGGACGAAGGTCAATCCTGACGAGCTCAGAACCGGGGCGCTGATCTGGACAGCAAAGTGGAGCCGAACCCCGCCCCATACGCCCTGCGACCTCTGGCAGTCGAGCGACAAGGGAATGATCGCAGGCTGCGACGGGCCGGTGGATATCGACGAAGTGAGATCGGAGCGCTTTCGCAAGCTGGTGGAGGCACCCTCTCAGTCGGCTGCGCCGACAGCTCCCCCGGAGGGGGAGCCGGGGCCAAACCCGTCTGTGATGGTCCTGCAGCTTCTGATGAACTACAACGGCTGCTGGGACAGGGTCGACGGGATCGGCTCCGCGGCGTTCTTCAAAGCGCTCCGGGCTTTTACGGACAGATTGGAGGGAGAAACATGAGCGAGGCGTGGATCAGCGTGATCGGCTCGGTAGTGGTGGGACTTCTGACCCTGATCGGCGTGCTGACCAGCAACAGCAGGGCCCAGGCCGTCACCGAGACCAAGCTGGAGGATCTGACGCGCGAGGTGCGCGAACACAACAACTTCGCCCGGCGCATGCCCGTGGTGGAGGAGCAGATCAAGGTCATCAACCACCGGATCGAGGATCTGGAGAAAAACAGAGAATAGAAGGGAGAAAGAAATGGAATACATGGGAATGGCGGGCGTGGCCTCTATCAGCATCATGGCTTGGCTCATGGGCGAGGCCGTCAAGCTCTCGCCGCTCGACAACAAGTGGATCCCGCTGCTGTGCGGCATCGTGGGCGGCGTACTGGGCGTGCTGGGAATGCGCCTCATGCCGGATTTCCCGGCGGCGGATCTGATGAGCGCGGCGGCGGTCGGCATCACCTCCGGCCTTGCGGCGACCGGCGCCGACCAGCTCGGCAGACAGATGGAAAAGTGA